AAGACACGGCCGGAGCTTACGTGCCAATCTTTGGCGGATCTATTGTGGACGTTGCCGTGACAGTGTCGCAGACTGGGTCAGTATCAATTACTCAGGAAGTCACCATCACGGCTCTAGGAGCCCTTGCAAGGCTTCAGAAGGTCTTAACTCTGGGCGTCTTGTCTAAGGATTTCGACGGCGACCAGATCTATACAATCCTTGAGGATTTACTGGTCAATAACTGGTCAGAGGTTCCGGCAGCTCTAACGTGGGCGAACTACACTCCAGCAACTACAACCTGGGCTACTGCTGAAAATACTGGACTTGGAGAGATAGATCGTCCAGGCAATTATGAGCTGGCAAATCGCGGATCTAGTCAGATAATTACTTGGAATCTGGTTGCCGACCTTGCAACTTCTGGACTTGGTTATTTATACGAGGACGCGTCTGGACTTATCTCTTATGCGGATTCCACACATCGTTCGACTTACTTAGCCACGTACGGATACACGGATTTAGATGCCAATCAAGCTTTAGGCCGTGGAATTAAGATTCAGACTAAAGCTGGAGATATTCGCAACGATGTCTCTATTGTCTGGAAGTCTGGAACAAAGACGGCTACCGATGCAGCTTCAATCGCACTCTATGGAAAACTTGCGCAGCAGATTACGACTTCGCTAGAGCACGCGACCGATGCCGAAGATCAGGCAAATTTTTATCTGACACTACGAGCCCAACCTCAGGCATTCTTAGAATCCATTACTTTCGCGCTGACGAATCCAGAAGTCGATGATGCAGATCGTGACGCTCTTATTAACGTCTTTATGGGTCAGCCAATTTCGCTTTCCAATCTGCCGGTCAATATGCAATCCGGAAACTTCTTGGGCTTCGTTGAGGGCTGGCGATTCCAGGCTTCTTTCAACGAGCTCTCGATTACTCTGATTGTGTCGCCATTGCCATTCTCACTCCAGGCGATGGAGTGGCAAGATGTAAGTGTCGTCGAAACTTTCAACACACTCAGCCCTACACTTGACTATGCAGACGCATTAGTCGTGAACTAAGGAAAGGAAACTTCCATCGCAAATCCAACTACCTACTTCGGCTGGGTCATGCCGACGAGCGCTTCGCTCGTAACGAATCTCCCAGCAGATTTCAACACATTCGGCCAAGGCGTTGATACGTCGCTGCAAGATCTACTTGGTGGCACGACTGGTCAAGTCTTATCTAAGACAAGCGGAACGAATATGGACTTTACGTGGGTCACTCCGTCAGGTGGTGGTGGAAAAGTTTTACAGGTTGTTTATGGAAACACAACTACTTCCACCACAAATGCAACTAGCACTTATGCGGACACAACACTAACGGCAACAATTACACCGACTTTGGCTACCAGCAAAGTTTTGGTAATGGTTGCACAAAATGGACTGGAAAAAGGTGGTGCGAATCTTAACAACGCAATGGGAATCAAGATTTTTAGAGGCGCAACAGAAATTAGCGCATCAACTCCATTAATGCTTTACACAGGAATTGCAGAAGAAATCATTGGAACATCTTATGCTCAAAATATCTTAGACACACCAGCGACGACATCTGCCACAACTTACAAAACACAATTCAGGAATGCTAACAATGGTAGTGGAATTATTGTTCAATATGACAATGCAAGATCAACAATTATTTTGATGGAAATAGGTGCATAATGGCAAGAACAAGTGAAGTTCTAAACTTATTAATTCCAAATGGCGGTTATATTGCCGTGGGCGAAGATTACGAAGGCATACAGTTTTTAGAATGTGAGCCAATTACCAAAGCACAATTTATAGCTGGCTTTGCCCAATATGATGCTTGGAAAGCCGAGCAAGATGCCCAAGCAATAGCAAAGAAATTGGCAGCACAATCAAAACTTGAAGCACTTGGTTTGACTGCCGATGATTTGAAGGCACTAGGTTTGTAATGTTTCCACAAGGCACATTGCCTCGTTTGATTCAGGTTGCGCTTGCTGAGGTTGGCACAGCTGAGACTGGACAAAATGAGACAAAGTATGGCAAACACATGAAGGCCGACAAGTTGCCATGGTGTGGGTCATTTCTCAATTGGTGCGCGGATCAAGCTGGTGTGAAAGTGCCAAATGTGGTCAGCACCAAAGCCGGAGCTGAGGCGTTTAAAAAAAACAAGCAATGGCACGAAACACCAAAGATTGGTGATTTTGTGTTTTTTGATTTCATTATTGATGAGAAGGTCATAATCAATCACATTGGTTTAGTGATCCGAGTATCGGAAAAACAAATCGTGACAATTGAAGGCAACACATCGGGAGCTGGAGATCAAAGAAACGGCGGTGAAGTCATGGTGAAATCAAGAACTTTGGGAGCAAGGTCATTTGTTGTCGGTTACGGCCGACCAACTTATGGCGCGTTTTCGGGTGATTTGCCCGACCGACCAAAAGGAGAAAAATAATGGATCAAGCAAAAGCAATGCTGGCATCATGGGCAAGAAGCTCTGTGGCTGGTGCGTTGGCCGTTTATATGACTGGCAATACCAATCCAAAAGATTTAGCTTTGGGCTTAGTAGCTGGACTGGTTCCGGTATTAGCTCGATGGGCTAACCCAAATGATGTGGCATTTGGTAACAAGAAGTGACTCGAAAACTGCTCGCAGCAGTATTGATTTGCTTAGGTTTATCAATACTGACTGCCTGTGGTTATCAAGGATGGACACGATATGAATGCCAAGAATTCAAGAATTGGGAAAAACCAGAATGCCAAAAACCGCAATGCATCCCATTGGGAAACTGCACTAGCGATGTCATTGGAACATTATCACCATCGCCTAGAGCGAAGGCGTAGTGCCGAAGAAGTCCATGCGCAACTAATTCTAATTATTGGCACAACGCTTGCCATGGTATTTCTTATTGTGACTGTTGGAATCACCTATGCATTAATCTTTGTGACTCAGCCCATTTCTGCCCAAGCGCCCAATGATGCCGCTTTCATTGATCTATTAAAAACGCTGGCAATTTTCTTGACTGGTTCATTGGGTGGTGTGTTGGCTGGAAATGGATTAAAGAGCAAGCCGAAAACTGGTAGCGACACGCCACAATCCACGCGGGAATCTTGAATTTGTCGGTTTTGCCTGTCACTCTCTATTTCGGGAGCTGAGACACGGCTCCCAGAAACGGGAGCAAGAAAATGACAACAAGCGAAATCGGATTGTTTGTGCTTATGGCAATTGCCTGTATTTTGTGGGCTATTTGCAGTTATGCGGTTGGATACAAAGAAGGCCACAAAGACGGCTACCAGCGAGGCAGAGCCGTTGGCCGCCATATATCAGCTAAGGCGGCACGCTAATGGCGTTTATGGATAACTATGAAGGCAACAAGGAGCGCACAGATCGCTGGATTGCGACCTATCCTCAAGGACGATTGGAAACGCTAATCGTTGAATTTAACGCTGAAAAAGGTTATGTGCTGGTTCAAGCCAAAGCATTTAGAAATCAATTAGAGACAGAGCCAGCTGGTGTGGATTATGCACATGGCTTTCTTGCAGCTTATCCGGACAAAATGAAACGCTGGATGATTGAGGACACCTGCACCTCAGCTTTGATGCGCGTGATGGCCTTGGTCATGGGCGGCACGGAGAAAGCCACCAAAGAGGTAATGGCAATTGTTAAGACTGAAACACCAGCTGCTGACTATGACTACTGGACAACAAAGCATGGCGATGTGCCAAGCTACAAGACCAGAGAAGAAGCCGAACAGGCTGAACCAATTGCTTGGGAAATACCAGCTGAAAGCGCGCCAAGCTGCTCACACGGATCAATGCGATGGAATCAAAGCAAACCCGATGCACCTAAACCATGGGCTGGTTACTTTTGCAATGAAAAAATAAAAGAAAAACAATGCAAACCACAATGGTTTGTGCTGACCAGCGATGGCACTTTTAAGCCACAGGTTTAGTCATGAACAAAACAGGTTTAATTATAATTCTAGCAACAATTGAAATTGTCGCATTAACTGTGATGATGTGGGTGGTGTTCAAGTGAGCGATTATATGGAAATCATCAACCCACAAACACGCATTGCCAAGGTGTTCTTTGAAGGCAAAGTCATTGCTGAGTATCGGGTAGAGCAATGCGATAAATGCTCAAAGCTTATGAAATTTGACCAATTTGGCTATCAAAAAGGCTATGACCACACGGAAAACATTATTTGGTTTTGTGGAGGTTGCCGATGATAGATCGAATTGAGGAGGTGCAATGCATGATTGCAGCCATATCACATTGCCATGACAGGTCAGCAGATCACAGCTCACGAATAGTAAAAAACCTTTCATGGTTTGAGTATGTGGCACAAATGGGCGAATCGATGCTGGCTGAAATGGTAGTAGCCAAGCGATTGGGCTATGACTATAAACCTGGCATCACATGGGATAAATCAAAGGCCGATGTGGGCGAACACATTGAGGTCAAATGGTCACCCAATCCCAACAGCAATTTGTGGATACAGGAGAGCGACCGCGAGGATCGTGACATTGCTGTGTTAGTTACAGGCAACGCACCTAAGATGCACATTGTGGGCTGGATGCCCGTAGCTGTGGCAAAAAAGCCTAGATATAAAAACACTAGCCAAAACAATTGGACTGTGCCACAGGTTAATCTGCAACCCATTGAGACATTGATTAGGAGCAACTATGCACATCCTGCAATTTGATTGCGCAATATGCAAGAAGCTTTACGGAAAGCCTAAGCAACGATTTGGATTAAAGAAAGGTGCCGAATTAACAGAGCATGAGTGGTTTGCACAATGCATGGGATGCGGCACATTTGGCATCAGGATTGTGGATGATGCCCGGATTGATGAGTTGAGCCAATGAGAAAGTTATCCACAGGTGTTATCCACAGGTGTGTGAAAGCTGTGGGACTCGCTCAAGATTACGCTCCTTGCTTGACAGCATCATTACCATCTACACAAGGTAGCGAGCCGGTGAGCCGGATAGCTCGCGGCCGATGTTTGATGGTTTGGGCCGTGCTATGTGTAATTGGCATTACACCGGCACATGCAACAAAAGATGTGAAACAAGCATCAATTGATTCATTGAAACTTTATGCACATTCAAGGATCATCAACTACAAAGAATTCCAATGCTTTAATACATTGATTACCAAAGAAAGCAATTGGCGAGTAGAAGCTATCAATCCCAATGGCAATCACTTTGGTTTAGGTCAAATGAGAAATACAAAGTATCGCAACCTTGATGGGTATCGCATGATTGACTGGAGCTTGCGCTATATCAATCACAGATATTCTGGAAAGATTTGCGATGGTGCATTGGCACATTGGCGAAAGCATGGGTGGCATTGATGTCTAGTGGCTGGAAAGGTGGCAGCTCAAGGCAATGGCGTAAGATTAGAGAGCTAGTGTTGAAGCGTGATGGCTGTTGCCAGCAATGCGCCCAAAGCGAAGGCCCAATGCACATTGATCATGTAATCCCAAAGCGTTTAGGTGGAGGCGATGAGCTATGGAATCTTAGGCAATTGTGTCAAAGCTGCAATTTAGCCAAAGGAGGCCGTTTTTTTGATACGGAAGGAACAC